CGTCTCCTTGGCCGCCTCGAACGGCGTGGCCTTGAGCGGATAGCGCAGCAGGGTGGAGCGCGGCACGAAATACTTGCCGCACTGCGGGCAGGGCCAGCACCAGTGGTGCCGCGTGCCTTGCTGCCACAAGTTCCAGATGGGCGACTCGACGTCCTCGACCACGGCATGCTCCCAGAACTCGAGACCCGAGACCTGCTCGCGCACCGCCGCCACCCGGCCGCGCGACGGCGTCGAGGTGACCACGCAGACGAAATCGGCATAGGTGTCGCCGCGCGTCTCGACCAGGCCGAGAGGGCCGCCCTGCTCATTCACGTTCTCGCGCATCTCGTCGTATTCGTCGATGAGCGCCAGCACCGCCGGGTCGGACTTCAGCGCCGTGGACGAGCCGGAGTGCGCAAGCCGGAAGGGCACGCCGCCGACAATCTTGCGCGTCTTGGTCATGCGCTTGCCGCGCGCCACCTTCTCCATCAGCGTCGGCGCGCCGTCCAGCAGCTGCATGACGCGCGGCTCGAACTGCTCCGACAGGAACTGCTTGTTGGGACCGACATAGAGGATGGGCGCCGGCCGCTGGTCCAGGCGCTGCCCGGCCAGGTCGAGCAGCAGTTCCGTCTTGCCGGTCTGGGCGCCGAACACCAGCACCACGCGCTTGTAGCGCCCGCTGGCAATCATGCGGCCCGGCTCGACGATGTAGGGCGTCAGGTAGGGGTCACGCGGGCCGGGCACGCCCGAAGTCTGCGGATGCGTCCGGTTCATCGCCGCCCATTGGTCCGGCTCCGTTGGCCGCGACGGCCGCGCCAGCAGCGCGACGGTCTGCCATAGCCTGTGCCCTTTGCGTGGCAACATCGGCGGTGTGGTCGAGGATGTCATGCAGTGCCGTCTCCATGGTGCGCCGCAGTTCCAGGTCGCGCGTCACCCGCGCCGGCATGCCGGCCAGCTGCTGGCGTAGCATGCCCATGATGGCTTCCACGGCGGCCACCGCCTCGTCAAGCTCGATGAGCCGGCCCTCCCGCTGGGCGTTGCGCAGTTCCACCTCGCGCGAGCGGGCGTCGGTGATGCGCGACTGCGCCGCCGACTTGGCCGTGCGCTTGTCCTCATCGTCGCGGAAGCGGATGTAGCCTTGCACCACGTCGAGCAGGCGATAGTGCCACTGCTCGCCTTTCCGGCCCTCGCCGGTGTGGGCAATCCAGCCGGCCCGCGCCAGCTGCCGCACCCGCTCCGGGTGCTTCATGATGAGCCGGGCCGCCTGTTCGGTATTGAGCAGCGGGCCGCGCGGATGCTGCCCGTCGGCATCGACTGTGGGACCACTTGTCGCATCATCCGGCATGGAAAAACCCCTTTGATAACTTGCGTTTCGCTGTGGTCGGCCTAAATGTAGGCCATAGGCAAATGGAGCAAGCCATGATTGAGACCCTAACATTCGGCGTCGAGTTCGAGAACTACCTCCCGGAAGGGACGACGCATCAGAACCAGGCGGCTGCTTTGGCGGTGCGCCTCGGCGAGACGGTCAACTTCGAAGGCTACAACCACACCACGCGCCCTTCTTGGAAGGTCGTGACGGACGGCTCGCTGGGCGACTACCGGCGCGGCTCCGAGGTGGTCAGCCCCATCCTGATGGGCGACGGCGGCATCGAGCAGGTCGAGAAGGTCTGCGAGGCCGCCCAGGATTTCGGCAGCACGGTCACCCGCGCATGCGGCCTGCACGTCCATGTCGGCGCCCGCACCGAGCCGCTGGCCTTCTTCAAGAAGCTCATCCGGCTCTACCAGACTTTCGAGCCGGTCATCGACGCCATGATGCCCGCCTCGCGGCGCGCCAGCCTCAACCCCTATTGCCGCAGCCTCGGCGCGGTGCCGGTCACGGAGATTGAAGCCGCCACCTCGCTCAGCGACTTGAGCCGCCGCATCGCCCGCGCCACGCGCGCCGACGCCCGCTATCACAAGGTCAACCTGGAGTCGCATGGCCGGCACGGCACCGTCGAGTTCCGGCAGCACTCCGGCACGCTCGACGCCCGCAAGACGAAGATGTGGGTGCGCATGTGCCTGCGCATGGTCGAGGCCGCCAAGGGCGACATCAACTTCGGCTCCGGCGCCGGCCCGCGCAATTCGGCCCGCTACGGCTCCAAGGCCTGGAGGGTCGGCCAGATGCTGCTGCGCGCCGAGGGCGCCACCGGCCCGGAGATTTGCGCCGAGTTGGGCTGGCCTTCGGTTTCGGTTCCGGCCCAGGCGCGGGCATGCGGCCTGGACGTCTACACGCAGCGCACCGGCCGGGTGGTTCGCTACTTCGTGCGGCAGGCGCCGGAGGCTCCCGCCATCGACGTTTCGCTCGAAGGCTTCTGCAATCTCATCAAGGCCTCGGACGAGGAGCGCGCCTACATGCGCACCCGCACCGCGAACTTGGCCGGCAACGTTTCCTGGGCGGCATGAGGCCGCCCAACAACCCCAGCGAGGAGTGACTGCCATGACCATTTATTTCGCCTACGGCTCGAACCTGAACAAGGAGCAGATGAGCCACCGCTGCCCGGCCGCCGAGTGCATCGGCAAATACACGATGCACAATGCCCGGCTCGTCTTTCGCGGCGTCGCCGACGTCGTCTACGAGGAGGGCGCCTCGGTGCCCGGCGGCCTCTGGAAGATTACGCCGGAGTGCGAGGAGGCGCTCGACGCCTATGAGGGCCTGCGCAGCGGCCTCTACCGGAAGATTTACGTCGCCCTGCCGAAGCCCATCAGGGGCGAGTATCAAATCATGCTCTACGTCATGAACTCGACCGGCATCATGCCGCCCTCGGAATACTACCTCGGCGTCATCCGCGAGGGCTACCGGGACTTCGGCCTGAAGCAGAAGCCGCTGAACGACGCGGTCGAGGCCTCGCACGACGACAAGGCGCCGTCGCACATCGAGCGTCGCCGCCACATGCGGAAGGGCCGGCCGCGTCTGGCCGAGCGGCCTTCGGAGAAGAAGGCGGCGAAGAAGAGGGCGGCGATGCAACGGCCCGCCAACGGCCACACGGGGCCGGCTGACGGCCGCATCGACGGCACCCGCATCATCCTAGCCAACGAGGCATGACAGCCTTCAGCGCCGCCCGCTGGGGCGACGCTGCGGGGTGGAATGTTCCGCCGCAAACCAAGGAGCCTGAGCATGAACATGCTGCATCTGACCAAACTCGACACGCGGGGCTACCGCGAGGATGAGGGCGACGCGCCGGCCACGGCGCCCGTCTCCATCAACGCGGACAGCATCCGCTGCTTCTATCCGCGCCGCGCCGGCCAGACCGGCACGCGCATCACCTTCAAGGATGGCGGCGGTTTCGCCGTCACGGAGACCTACGCCGAAATCCAAGCCTACCTGGAGACCGGCGAGCATGTGGCCGGGCGCCCGCAAGGCAGCGCCTGACCTGACTTCGGCTCCGGCAATCCCGCCGGAGCCGACTACCTGAATTTGGAGTGACCACCATGGCCACCATGACCAAGCACAAGCCCGGCCGCGAGCGCCTGTCGCCGGACGTCTTCCGCCTCTGGCGCGAGCAGATGGGCTACTCGCAGCGCGACGCCGCATTGGCGCTGGGCTGCTCCCGCGAAGCATTGGGCGGCTGGGAGACCGGCCGGCATGCCATCCCCATCTACATCGGCCTCGCCATGAACGCCCTGGCGCTGGGCATGTCGCCCTATGGCCAGATGGACGGCGCCGAGGGCGACGCGTGAACGGGCGGCGTCCAGACCCGGCGGCGCAGGCCGCGCTCAACCGGGCCTGGGACCTCGTCAACGCTTTGGGCGGCGCCTACCAGCCCGCCAAGGGCGATTGGCGGGCTGGCTACAACGCCGCCATCGACGACGCCCTGGACGCCCTGCAAGCGCTGGGCGCCCAGCGACCCCACAACCGGAGCAAGCCATCATGACCCTTCAAGAAGCCCTCGACCACGTCTGCGGCATCGCCACGAATTGGGGCGAGAACGCCGAGGAAGCCTACACGCGCCGCATCGAGGCCAGCGACACGGACGAAATCCTGCGGGACAAAGCCGGCCCTGGCGCCGACGAGGCCGACCTGGACAGCATGCGCGAGATACGCGACTTGTGGCGCGCCATCGAGATGTTGCGCACGGGTCGCTCGACCAGCGTCTTCGGCTACTTCACGGAGAAGCTGGGCGCGGCGCCTACGGACGAGACCCTCGACAAGCTGCCCTGCGACAGCAATTGCGGCGCCGATTGCGTGAGAGCGGTCGACGCCGCAGCCGCCTTCATCAAGCATCTGCGGGCCTCCACCGACGAAGCCGAGAACATCGAAACCGTGACGCGCCTTTGCCAGCACGTCTGCGAGACCTACTGGCATGGCTAGGAAAAAGCGGCCCGGCTTTCTGGTGCAGCGCCGGGCCTGCCGCTCTTGCATCTACCGCAAGGACTCGCCGCTGGACCTGCGCCAGCTGGAGAACTCGGTGCGCGACAAGCACGGCGGCTTCAAGGGCCACCGCATCTGCCACCACTCGCACGACGCCTGCTGCCGTGGCTTCTGGAATCGCCACAAGTGGGAGTTCGCCGCCGGGCAGATTGCGCAGCGCCTCGGCGCGGTGAACTTCGTCGACGACGACATCTTGAAAGACCTCTGATGCCGCGACGGTCCGTCGCATCACACTTGCTGTAAAGCCGGTTCAACTTCCGCGCGGCTTGGCCCATATGTCTGCCATGGACATCTCGTCCGTTGGAGCAAGCCCGATGACCCGAGAATTGAACGACGACCTGGAGGGCCTCTTCGGCCCGGCGCCGGAAGGCCAGCCGGCCGAGCCGCGTGCGGTGCCCGAGTGGGCGCAGCAGGCCGAGCGCGCCTCCTTCAGCGAGCCCTGCCGCAAGTGCGGTGGCTCCGGCCGCTACGGCAACTTCGGCGCCTGCTTCGCCTGCCAGGGCCGAGGCCGCAAGACCTTCAAGACCTCGCCCGCCGACCGCGCCCGCAACCGCGAGCAGGCGGCGGCCCG